CTTGGGGGTTCGCTGCGGACGAACCAAGTTGGTTTTCTGCTACTCCAAAACGTCCGCCGACTGCCGCAATATTAGCCAATTCTGTCGCACTTATCGGAAGTTTAGTCGAAAGTTCGGACAATGTGTTGCCGAGTTTTTTCAAACCATCAGGCTCTTTGAAATTCACAACCGAGCGAATGCCGTCCATCGCTTTTTCAAAATCCATGGCTTTTTTGATCGGAGCAGCAAACGCCGCTCCAAGTGCTACAATTTCCATAATTTGAGAACGATAAAACGCACGCTTCTGAAGAATGGCTTGCTGTTTATTTACCGAACCGAGAAAGGAATTGTATCGAAGTTTCAACTTATCCAATGCCGAAGCACCCAAAATGGATTGTCGCTCCATATTTTTGATGACATTTCCGACTTCTTTTAATTTCGATGTGCTGCCGGAAATAACAGAGTTGAATCCGCTACTCAGAGCAGCACCGATTGTAATTAAAAGCTGTTTTTTATTTTCTGCCATCTCGCTGTAAATCCTTCAATGCGTCCAGCCACAACACAAATTCATCGCTGTTCATTTCGAGCCACTCAGACACGCCGCCTTTCGAATGGGAAGCGATAATCAGAACTGCTCGTCTTATTTCCGATCCGTTGAAACTGATAAAAAATCCCTCAACCATTCCTGAATTTTGATATAGTCTCGAAGATCAAGCTCTTGAACAGTCTCAGGAGAAATTTCCCCGAGATTCGCAATAAGATTGACCTCCTTTTCCGCTTCATCGACATTTTTCTTGCTCGACGCAATTAGGTCTCGAACTTTTGGCGGTCTCAATGAAATCTCATTTACTTCAACTCCATCAATTTTGATCGGGTTTTCTAATTTTATTTTCTTCATCTTTTTCTCCTTCCAAATTAAAAATTACACATTATACATATGTAGGGTGTTGCGACATCGGAGCAACTTGCATTCTTTTCATATACACTTGAACCGTTTTCAATACCGAGTGCAGGTATCATACCTGCAGGATTTCTTTGATTTTGGATAACTGATCGATTCCATTTACGGTACGAATCATGTTCACAGGATCAACTTCGATCAGTTCAACTCCATCAATCGTAAGTTTGTAATAGTTACAGGTTACCGAGCATTTGAGCGTGGCTTTTTCTGCAGGCTTCCAAGAATCGAAGTCCATTTCTTTGAAGTAACCTCGAACATTGATAACGACAGGAGAAGTCTCTCCCGTGCCTTGCAATGCACCACGAATGGTCAGTGCAAATTCAGAGCCATTGGTTAAGCCAAACAGTTTGAACAATTCCTGATCATACTCGGAAAAAGTCAGATCCATCTCCAACTTTTCCATGCCCATATCGATTTCAACAGGGGCCGACATTCCTGCTCCTTGATATTCCTCTGTTTTGATTGTTAGTTTCGGTAAAGTAATTTCGTCCACTCGACCTGCGTAACCTCGACCATCAACAAACACATTAAAGTTCTTTAAAATTTTTGGCAGCATATTCTGTTTTCCTTCTTTCTTTTTACCCTTTATTACTCCGCCGGAAGGGCAATAACCGGATCGAGCGTCACGCTCGTTATGCGAGATTTTCTAACAAAATGGACTCAATATTATCTTCCGATAGGTAAGCTCTGAAGGTCACTTGCTCTGCCGGATATGCTGGTGTGAACTCAAAATCAAAGTAAACTTTTCCCTCTACAATATTGGCAGCAGTGTTGAGCTCTCTGTTTGCTATGCACTTTCCTGCGAGAATTGCTCCCTGAGATTTCAAGGTCGCCAAAAATGCGTTTACGCTTTCGGTCACGTCTGTCAGATAATTTTTCACAATATTTCTATCAACTGCCCACAAATGTGATTGCAAAATCGAATCCGAAATGACGTCGGCTGTTCTTCTTACGCATAAAAATTGGTAAGCTCCTTCGCCTGCGGTTGATCTGTTTCCCCATAATTTGTAACCGTTTTGGTTGATGATGGTTGCGATTTTCTGTTCGTTCAAATAGTTTGCTCGACACGAAGAATCGCCAAGCGAAAAATCTATCGGTTTGTTCAGTCCAATGATTCCATTGATTTCTTTGTTCGACGGAGATACCCAGAATCCCTCATCATTGTCAGTCTTTGCTATGACTCCCGCAACGTAAGGACTTGCCGGAACTACTGCGTTTTTCGTGTTGATCACTTGTGGATATACGGCATAAACTCTTTCGCCAGCACAATCGCTGACAAACCCAATCAAGTTGTCGTTAGTTGCATCGGCAGGACAGTCCGCCACGACTATTGCTCTCAATCGATTTGCAATTATGTTAAGTTCGGTAACAACTTCTTTTACCGAAAATCCAGGCGCGCACAAAATTCTCGGAGTCACTCCCAACATACTTTTCGCAGCCAAGAATGAATATACTCCGCTGTAACTTCCATCCACAGAAACCGATCCGATAACATTATTTATTGTAGCTTCTGCTACTGTGATTGCTTCGTTGCCTTCACCGCTGGCTTCTCCCTCAGCAATTCGGATAACTACAACCATTGCCCCTGTCTGCGCGAGTATTCCTTCCAAAGCACTGGGAAGAGTTCCCGTTGTTCCGAGCTTCGCTGCTTCAGTGTAAGAGCCGGTAATCAAAATCGGAGTGTTCAACGGAAAATCCTCCGTCGCCTCAGGTGCAGTTCCAATCACTCCAATAACTGAGCTCGAACTCGTTTTTACTTTATTTATTCCTTGATTGATTTCGATTACGTTTACGCCATGAATAAAGTTAGTCATTTTTCTTACCCTTCTTCTTACCCTCTATTTTGATTTCTAAAATTTTATCCGCCATTTCTGAAAGTGATGCACCTTCTTTTACTGCAACTCCTTTTGAAATTATCGCTTTTCGGATTTTCTCTTTTACTTCTTGAAATCGTTCTACCGTTTTTGAAATTTCCATTTTTCCTCCTTCTTAATATTCTGTTATGAGTGTGCTGTTGATTAAGTTAAACTGATGGATTTCTGTTCTGGTTTTATTTGGATTTATTCGAGTAATATATATCTTCCAATATTTAAAAGTCTGAGTATTGCTCAAAGAATAAGAAGGATTAATATTATTGTTATCAGCAACAGTGACTAAATCTGTATATGTTTTATCATCGTTACTTCCTGATATTACATAATCTATTCCGTAATGCTCACTATGCCATCTTATATTGATACAATTAGCAGATATTCCGCTATCATTATATATCTTAAGCCAGTGCGGAGTCGTGGAAGTTGCATCAGCAGATGTCCAAGATGAACTATTCGATCTATCAAAAGCTTTCCACGCCGGATAGTTGGAACCGTACGTACTGTCTGCACTCGTCACATACCCATTCTGCGAGTTCGAACTCATCTGCGGTACCGAATAATCGTATTTATCTAAGTATCTTTTGTATTCATAAAGAACATTTCCGAGAATGAAGCAACTGCATCCGTTGTAGGCTGAGCCCTGATTTGCTGTTATATACAATCTGTAATACAAGTACGTAGTTTCATTCTCGAATTGAAATAATCTTAATTCTCCGAGAGTTGCCCATGATACGTTGGTTTCAGAATCTAAAACGTCCCAGTTTTCTCCGTCGTTTGATCCTTGAATTTGAAATGCGGAAGGTGCTTGATCAATGTATCCGTCCCCGCGCGGTGCAATCTTTACCGCATTATAAGCCATCGCCGTCGGAAGTTTTACCTGCAGCCATGAATTACCTTCATTCTCCGATGAAGCCCAGCGAGTTTGAGTATTGTCATCGAAAGCTAAATATCCAGCATGACCATTATCACATTGACTGCTTGCTGTAATTTCGTAACCGTCTTGATTTGCTGATGCTAACTTCGGAACGCCTCGATAAAAATTGTGCTTTCCTACGTCTCGACGATACAACCTAAATCCTCGAATATCCCATTTGGTGTCTGAATTGTTTGTTGAGACGCAAACATACTTATAATATTTATAGGCCGTAGTGTTATCCAGAGGAAAAAATAAAACGTAATTGCTTTTTTCTAGGGACGCACCCTGATATTGCCTTTCGAGCAGCAGAGTCCAGTTTTCATCATCATTGCTTCCAAATAATCGAAACCAATTCGCTTGCCTTTCTCCGTAATATCCATAGCTCGTTCCCGCCGGACCGTAATGTAATTCCAAGAGATTTGCGACCTGAGCCGTTGGAAATTCAAACTTAATCCAATCATCACCGGTTCTTTTTATGATCAACCAATTATTATTACCAACTTCGTCAGTTATATTACCAGCTGATCCTTCAACTATATCGTTACTGGTTGTCAGTGTCGCAAAAGCCGTTGTGTTAGAGGACATATACGGGGTAAGGATAGTTAGCTCACTTTCGTTGTTATCAATTTGTGTTCCCCATAAAGTAACCGCTCCGGGTCTGTTATCATCAGAGGTGTATCCGATTTTTAAATTGAAATATCTAAAGCATCCTTTCAGCTCGGTATAAATTTTTCCGTAAACTATCTCTCCGTTTTTGTATATTAATGTCGTCCAATTCTTACCGTCATTCGATCCCTTTAAAATAAATTCTCCCATTGCCGCAGACGATGATCTGCTCAAGTAATTCACATAATCTACGCAAACTAATGTCTCAAATTTAAAGTTTAATTCATTTATATCACAGTACCCATTGTAGCTGGTTCTTAATAAACTATTTGCTGTCCACGATCCGCCTTTGGGAGCAGTGATACAAAACTCTGATGAAATATAACTACTAATCGACGGAGTTAAAAGAATCGGATTCGGCGCATCCAGTCTGGAAATTTCAAAATCGTAAGATGGTATTCCTTGTTTTTTCGTAAACTTGATTTTTGTTGTTCCTCGATTAATCGGCAACGTGTTCATCTTCGGATTTAAATTCTCATTGAAAGCCACGAGATGAGTCCCGTCGGAAACAAGTTCCAACACAAACGAAAAATCCGCTCGAGGCTCAAAACCCATCTTAAATTGAATCACTAAATCTTCGGCGACGAATAGGCGATAGACCAATGTTTTTTCTTCCAATTCAACGATTCCGTCATTGCAGATTTTTACGTTTCCAAGATTATAAATTGTTGTTGCGTTAGCCATCTCATCGATCTCCATTTCTCCGTTCGAATTGATTGAAAGATTTTCTCCGAGTTTTATAACTCCGAAATTAAAAAATGTCGCAGAATCGATTTCAGCTCTCGATATTTTTCCGTTTTCATTGATTAATCCGTCGCCTGTTTTAATTATTCCGGTGTTATCTTCAGTTGCTTTTGTAATAATCGGAGCAGAAATTATTCCATCATCAATACTTAAACCGTTTCCGACTTTTATAAAGCCGTAGTTTAAATTTGTCGCAATTTGGGGTTCGTCTTCAACTTCCTCAATCTCATCGCAGAAAATCACGGACGAATTACTTTCTGGACCTAAGTCTGACTTAGCCCGACAATTTGTAAGTTCAGCTTTCGGAAGTTGTTCGTCGTTTTTGATCTCTGTCTCGTCAGCGAAAATGTGTGTTTCATTCCCTTGGCTTGTTTCCGAATTTTCTTGAATCGTTACTCCGTTTTTCGAGATATTCAGAATATTTCCCCAAGCCGTATCAAAATTTTTATCTGATTTTTTTATAGATGATTGCCCTAATTTCCCGCCGGCATCACCTCCGCCTTCCAAACATTCGATTCCGTCTCCGTTTTGATTAACAACCAAATAGCGATTCGCCGCGAAATTTTGAATTTCCGAATTTTCAACCTCGTTAGGAAAGTGAATCACTCGATTCTCTAA